TTCTAATAGTAATTGGAACGGCTGTGTGGGGGCTCCGTCTGGTTGTCAGAAAGTAGCGTATCTAAAAGTCATTGCATCGTACATTCCTTCCATACTGGAAAAATTGCTTGAAACCAGCATCACGAGTAGCGTGAGCCTGTCAAAATCAGGCACGTTTTGTGGCGGCAGGATAAGGAACCTGTCGGCGGCTAGTAACATAGGTGTAGTACACTGAACCTGAACGCCGTTGAAGATAACCAGATACGCTGAAAGAAGGATCTGTATGAAAACATATTGCAAGCCAGGAAAGGTAAATATTGAGAGTGTAGCTTTTAATAGCATCCCAGTTCATCGGTCTATCACCTCAGAGAAACTACAGCGGAGAGATTATCGAAAGCTGCTTGTTTCCACTGGAAAAATAACCGAGAAAGAGCTTGCATATGAACGGATTGATGGTAGCTGTAATAAACAAGTTGAAGCGATTGATGTAATTGCTGAAACACTTACAGAGCAGATTCAAAATCGAACCCTGACTTTTAGCCCTATGAGAGAATTTCAGAAAGTCGAAGGAATCAACATGAAAACTCGTGATCTGGCACAGGAATGCCCTGAGCAGCAGATATGCGAGCATATCGCCGTTTACGCTCTTATGCCACTGTTCAACGCTAAGATACTCCCATTTCAGTACGGAAGCATACCGGGACGTGGTCAGGAGGCAGGAAAACGAAAAATTGAACGTATTTTGAGGCGTAAATTTCACAATCAGAAATTGGACTGCATCAAGTGCGATATCAAAAAGGCATATCCATCCGTTACCACTGAATGTGTCATGCAGTTGCTGAGAAGGGATATTCACAAGAATAAACCCTTGCTTTGGTTCATGGAAAAGCTGATGGAGAACTATCCTGACAACCATCTGGTTATCGGAGGATATATGTCAACGTGGCTGTTCAATTACGTGATGTCTTATGTACTGCGGTATCTGTTCAGTTTATTTCAATCCCGCCGTGGTGTTCGACACAATATGGTATGGGCATGTGTCTGCTATGCTGATGACTTTGCTTTATTTGGACGCAGGTCAAATTTGAGAAAAGCAATCAAAAAAGCATCAAGATGGACAGTCGATACCTTTGGGCTATCCATTAAGCCAGGATGGGATATCGTTTATTTTTCATCCATAGACGATGAAAAGACTATGAAAGCGAAACGGACGAACGGATCACGTCAGCGAACACAAGGTCTGGACATGATGGGATTTGTTGTTCGCCGCACCCATACCATTGTGCGAGGCAGAATATTTGTACGCATTCGCCGTCAGGTTATCCGAGCCAGAAGGAATCTTGATTCTTTTGGCTATATTCCATGGTGGCGTGCGGTGAAGCTGTGTGCGTATTGGGGTTGGCTGGTTGGAACAGACAGCCAGCGTTTCAGACGAGATTATACAATGAAAAAAGTTATGAAAGCGGCGAAACACTCCGTTTCGCTGCACGGAAAAAAGGAGGCAGTTAAACGTGAGCAAAGAATTTTACGGTCAGCAGCCTAAAGCGGTTGAGGTATTCGTTATTGGCAAAACATCGGATATCATCCTGCGCCAGAACATTCAGCAAACCGAGGTGCAGTCACAGTCCGCAGGTGAAAAGGAGTGTGAACTCCGCTGGGAGTGCGATGAGGCACAGACAAGATATGATGGTGTAGTAACTGCAGATGCGGTCGCTCGTCAGTTTGGCTACTGGTGGAGCGTTGCAACGAAGTCAGCGGATGATGCTGTCACCGCCAAGCGTAAAGCAAAACTGGAAGAGCTTTCTGCTGTGTGCCATGCCACCATTTTGAACGGTGTTGATGTTCAGCTCAGTGATGGGGACTACCATCATTTCTCGTTGGAAGCAGAGGATCAGTCCAACATCGACTCCATGTTTATGGCAGTGGTGCTTGGGGCAACCTGCTACACCTATCACGCAGACGGCGAAAGTTGCCGTGAGTTTTCCAGGGAAGATATTGTATTGCTGTATGTAGCATACAAGTCCATGATTACCCAGCAGACCGCTTATTATAACGCACTGAAAGCATGGGTGGAACGGTCTGACCCCAGTACACTTACCCAGATTATCTATGGCTGTGCGTTGCCAGATGAACTGAACACCCAGTATATCAATACGCTGACCTCTGCCAACCAGCAGATTCAGACCATCGTTGGAGGGCTTACCGTATGACATTCAAAACTGCATTGAAACACTTCACCCTGTTCCTCATCGGAGCAGGGATTTATTTTGAAGTTGAGTTGAACTGGAGGTATTTTGTTCATCACCTCCCTGTCCATTGGTCTATGCCGATTTTGGGCGGATTGCTGTTCCTGATTCTTGGTGGGCTGAATGAATGGCTTCCGTGGGAGATGCCACTGCTGATTCAGTCGGCTATCGGTATGATGATTGTTACTGTTTCAGAGTTTATCGTTGGTGTAGTCCTTAATATCTGTCTTCGGATGGATATTTGGGACTATTCTCATTTGCCATTAAATCTGCTGGGTCAGATATGTGTCCCGTTTATGGTGGCTTGGTTTTTCCTATCCTGCGTTGCCATTGTGGCGGACGACTTCCTTCGGTGGAAATTATTTGGAGAGGAAAAACCTCACTATACTTTTATTTAGGGTGGGGCAGGACAGGTGAGTAAGAATCCAATCAACTATATTGCAATGTTAATCGCCGGTGGCGGTCTCTAAAATAAAATCTGTCTATAAGGGAGGTTAGTTTAATGGATGGAGCAGAAATTTCAATAACAATTCTTTGTAGCCTCGCATCCGTTGCCATCGCTTACTTTGGCTTTTTTCGCAACAGTAAGCGTGATAGCGAAGATGCGGGAAGTATCAAAGGTCAAATGTCGAGCGATCTCGGCTATATTAAAGCTGGTGTAGATGATTTGAAGCAGGAACAGAGAGAACAGCGCAAAAACATGGGAGAACTATCTCAAAGAGTCGCATCTGTAGAAGCGTCAGTGAAATCAGCACATCACCGCATTGACCGTATTGAGCAAGTTGATACCGACTAATTAGGACAAAATGTCCATACGTTTGAACAAATTACTTATCTCAGCACCATTTATTTGATGCTGAGATTTTCTATTTCGGTTATACCGAAGAAAGGTTTTATATCATGGAAAAGAATTATTCTATCTCACCCGCAACTATCACCCGTACCATTGCCCTGATTCTGGCTTTGGTCAATCAGGTGCTTTCCAGCACCGGTCATTCCGTGCTTCCCATTGAGGATGAAAACATTGAGGTTTTCGTTACCGCTGGACTGACCATCGTTACAGCACTTCTGAACTGGTGGAAGAACAACTCTTTCACTCAGAATGCCATTGCTGCAGACAAATTTCTTGAATGTCTGCAGGCAAAAGATAAAGATAAGGAGTGATGAGCTATGACCTTTGGACAAGCAATCAATTCTGCAAGAGCTGGAAAGAAAATCTGTCGCAGCGGCTGGAATGGAAAAAATCAGTATGTAGAACTTGCCACCAATATCAGTTATCAGAACAGCAAAGGTGAAATCGTAAATTGCAAACATGATGCTATTGGCAATCAAGCGTTTGCTTTTGTTGGGACAAGCGGAGTACAAATTGGATGGCTTGCATCTCAAGCTGATATGCTCGCAGATGATTGGATGGTTGTTGGCTGACGAAATGGAGGGAACCTATGATTATCAATGTACATGCAGGGCATAACCCTGACGGTAATGTTGCTTGCGGAGCAATTGGGCTTCTTAAGGAATCTACAGAGAATAGAGTTGTTACCGAGAAAGTCATATCATTGCTGGAGGCAAGAGGACACACTGTCTATGACTGCACCTGCGACAATGGCACGAGTAAGAAGGATGTTCTCAAGAGAATCATTACCAAAAGCAACGAACATGATGTTGATTTGGATGTAAGCATCCACTTCAACGCCGGTGCAAAGAAGAAAGTCAACGGGAAAACCACCGGCGTTGAGGTGTTCATTTTCTCAGAAAAGAGTAGTGCCGCTCCATATGCTCGAAATGTCTGCAATGCCATCTCTGCACTGGGCTATACCAACAGAGGCGTGAAGGTAAATCCTAATCTCTATGTTCTAAAACACAGCACCGCCCCTGCCATGCTGGTGGAGTGTTGCTTTGTGGATGACCCAGATGATGTGGCTATCTACGATGCAGAAAAAATGGCAGAAGCAATCGTAGAAGGAATCACTGGACTGAAAGTTTTTTCCTCCTACACCGTCAAAGTTCAAGCCGGCACTCCTGTTTATGAAGATGCCAGATTTGATTCCGACATCGTAATGATGCTGGAAAAGTATAACATTTACACCATTGTGGAAGAGAAAAACGGATTCGGTCGACTCAAAAGCGGTGCTGGATGGCTGAACCTGAATGTCGTTGAAAAGAGGTGAAAAGCATATGAGCTATACAAAAATCGCCGGAACTGCTGTTGCAACTGCTGACCAGATGATAGCCTATATCAAGAAAAAAAATGCCTCCGTTGCTCAGAGTGTTCTCGATATGATTCCTCTGTATCTCGCTGAGGGGAAAACTGAGGGTATCAGAGGTGATATCGCCTTCGCTCAGTCCTGTCTGGAAACTGGCAACTTTATGTTCAAGAAGTCTGATACCGCTGTCACGCTATCGCAGAACAATTTCTGCGGCATGGGTGTTACCAGCTACGGGAAGAAAGGAAACTCATTTTCTACTCCGCAGATGGGCATCCGTGCCCAAATCCAGCACTTGAAAGCGTATGCCAACAAAGAATCCCTCAAAGAGGTTGTTTTCGTTAGAAGCCTTATGCATTTGTTGGATGGGGGAATGGTTGTGGGAATACATTGCGTCCGTCCTTTCTGACAGAAAACAATAGTCTTGTCCAACGGGTTCCACGAGTTCCAAAAATGTCTTGCGCGATGAATTATGTAAAATTATTTATAAAAATAAAGCTGAAAGCTTAATAAACTAATTTGTATGGTCGGGGTGAAAGGATTTGAACCTTCGGCCTCTGCGTCCCGAACGCAGCGCTCTACCAAGCTGAGCCACACCCCGATAGAAAATACAATATCTTGTGTACATCAATCATACTA